AAAGTCGTGTGGATGCAGGACGCGGCAAATTATTTCAGATGCGAGAACACGCCACGGGGACACGGATTGTCCAACGTGGAGATCGTGGAAATCTATGTTGGAGCGCTGTGAACTGAAGGCGCACAAATCCTACGACCGATACGGGGGTCGCGGGATCACGGTTTGCGATGACTGGCGCACCTACGAGAATTTCCGAGCCGACATGGGTGAGCGCCCAATTGGCACAACGCTCGGAAGAATTGATAACGATGGCCCGTACTGCAAGGAGAACTGCGAATGGCAGTCAAGCAAGACCCAAGCGCGAAACCGGGTTAGCAGCCGCGTCATTGCTTATAACGGCGCAGCCATGTCGCTTGCCGATTGGGCGGATCGGATGCGCCTCCCGTACTGCACGCTTCAAAAGCGAATAGAGAACGGGTGGAACATTAGCGATGCACTGAATCGCCCAGCTAAACAGCAGCGCAACTCAAGGGCGGTAGCCGTATGACGCAAGTGCTGGTCATCCGGGGTTGGGAGAAGTTCCAGCACTACAAAGACCGTGACCCGCCGTGGATCAAGCTCTACCGAGACTTGCTCTCGTCGGAATCTTGGGTCATGGGCACCGACGCGAGCAGGCTGGTGCAGGTTGCTAGCATGTTGCTAGCGGCTCGCTACCACAATGCAACACCGCTCAATTTCACCCTGTTCCGAAAGGTCGCCAGCCTCGACATTTCCGAGGCCGAGTTCACGGCTGCTGTTGAACACCTGAAGGCGACGAATTTCCTTGAGATTCAAGAGCAAACGGTCAACGGCAAGCAGTCTGCTAGCAAGGTGCTAGCAACTTGCACCTCAGAGGCAGAGACAGAGACAGAGGGAGAGACAGAGAAGAGGCTCCGTTCTTCTTCCGAGGTAGCTTTAGCTACATCTTCTTCTGAAAGAGCGCCCCGGACGATTTCAAAAAGCGAACGGAAAAGATCGGAACTGCTCTCCGTAGTCGGCCCGCTGGCGGATTCCAAGAGGATGCCGCTATGACCGAGTGCGTACAGATCGGGGACGCCACGCTTTACCACGGCGACTGCCTGGAAATCCTGCCGACGCTGCCGAAGGTGGACGCCGTGGTGACGGCCCCGCCGTATGGGATTCGTGCCGATAAACATAACTCGAAACCGCCGGATGACCCGAACGGATGGCGGCACTACGGGCCGGAGATAGGCTGGGACTCCTGCAGGCAGGTGGAGCCGATTCGCCGCGTTACGACGATGGGCGTACCGGCGGTCGTATGGGGCGGCAACTATTACACGGACGTGTTGCCCCCAAGCATGGGATGGATGATTTGGGACAAGGGGCAGACTGACTTTTCCCTCGCTGACGTTGAGATGGCGTGGTGGTCAGAGTGGAAAGCTGCAAGACGGATTCATTTCCCTCGCTCTTTAGCTATCAAAGACGGAGGACACCACCCTACTCAGAAGCCAGTGCCGGTGATGGAGTGGCGCGTTTCCAAGATGCCCATCGGAACGATCCTCGATCCCTTCATGGGCAGCGGAACAACTGGCGTGGCCTGCGCGAACCTCGGCCGCAAGTTCATCGGCATTGAGATAGAGGAGCGTTATTTCCAAATTGCCTGCGAAAGAATAGACGCGGCTTATCGGCAGCAGAGGCTATTCAGCGACGAGCCCGTCACGCGGCCCGAAGCCTCTGGATTCCCAGGTATGTAGCCGATGGCAATTTGCGCACAAAAGCCGGATGTTTTCCTTGTTGGCGGTCCAGTCCGCGAAGCGCCGCGCCCACGTGTAATTACCGTCTTTCGGCCTGATTTTCCTTGTCGGGTCGATATGGTCAACGTCCAAAGCTCGATGGTCGTCGAAGCCGCACTCGGCACATTTTCCGCCAAGCGCCGCGATCAGCGCGAACTTCCTTGCCCAATTACTCGCGTGTCGATGCACGCTGTACCCATGCTTATTCCAATAGTTCTTTTGGCATCGTGGCGTACAGAACCGTGTTTTAGATGGCTTGCCGCATTCTTTGCATTTGCCGGAATTCGGCCACCTGTGCGCGAGGTAACAGGCGCGACTACAGAATTTGCCAGTGCCATTTTTCAAACGATACGAGTGCATCGTCACCAGCTTTTTGCAGTGCTGGCAAATGATTTCAACTGGCTTGTTTCTCATGCGTCTAAGTATATCACAGGGAGCGAGCGCAAGTATTTCGACATCGCCTGCGAGCGCATCGCCGCAGCCTACGCGCAGGGGAGGCTGTTCGCATGAACCCCTACAGCACCGCAAAGGCATGGGACGCAGCCACGCTGGAAGCCTGGAAGTCCATGCCGCTGCACAACGGGCACGTTGTCGCCTTGCAGTACCTCGACCAGCGCGATGCGCTGCGGATGGAGGCGCAGTGGCGGGAGTGGTGCCGCAAGACGCCGAAGCACCTGTGGCCCGCGTGGCTCGCGGGGTGGGCTGATTTCAAGCGACGGATGGGGTGGGGCCAGAAAGCAACAGACCCGCTAGGTGGCCAAGCCTGCGGGTCTGTCACCGGGGGCATTGGGGCAAAGGACCGTACCCTCGCGGTTGGCCCGATTATATCAAACCCAGATTGACAATGCAAGCAACCGCGCAGTTTAGCACAAAGGGGCGTCCGATGAAATGGTCCGAGATAGGGAAAAACCACTGGCGGTCCGCCTGCAAGCGTTACGAGATTTGGGGCGAGTACGACGTAAACGAGCGCGGTCCCCGGCGTTGGTACGAGGGGCGCAGGACTCGCAAGCACGAGGATGGCCCGCACTGCGTCTGCGTGGAGATCGACACGCTGGCGCGGTGTCAGGCGCTTTGCGAGGACGACAGCCGTGAGTGACATCGTGGACAGACTGCGGGCTGACGCACGCCGAGTCGAAAACCCGCACCTGTACGAAACGCAAAGCCTTGAGTTGTACGCAGCCGACGAAATCGAGCGCCTGCGCAGAGAAGCCGAGACTGACAATCACAATTTGACGCATTTGGGCGAGGCGAACGCGATCCTGCGCACGCGGCTAGCCGAGGCCGAGGCGCTGCTGCGGGACATTCGTGACGGCGAGCATCTGTGGGTCGAACTCAACGAGCGCATCGACGCCTTCCTCGCAGCGGACAGCGGCCGTGAGTAGCTACTTCGAACACAACTCAAAAAGCACCGCATGGGACGTGCTGCCGTTCCCGGCCCCTATGGAGGTCGCGGAAAGGGAGCTTACAGACGACGAGGCGGAAGCGTTCAAACGGAGGGTTCAGGCATGGATCGAGACGCAGAACGATTCTTCACCGGGCTGATGCTCGCCTGCGGGTTCGGCCTGATTCTGGGCATGGCGCTGGCGGCGGTCATCCTGTGACGTTCTACCGCGATTGGATCGAGCCCGAGGTCGAGCGTGATCCGGAGGTCATCAAAGCCCGGTTGCGGCTTGAGAAGGCCGAGCGGGAGCGGTTAGACGCGGCGCAGGCGTATCAGAACGCCTTGAGCAAGGCGATAGCCGACTGGCAGGCGAGGCATGGCTAACCGTGTCGGGGTGGGGCGGTTCCGTGAGCAGTGGAAGGCGGGGAAGCCGGGGCGGGCTGCGCTCCAGTGGGCGCGGATCAAGGGCTACGCCGACGCGAACGGGCTTACCGAAAGGGGCCGGTTCTGGCTCGGCCTTGGAGGCGCAACTCGACGCCCAACTCCGCTCAGTCGGGTTTACGCAGTACGAAAAGCAGGCGGGACTCGTGCCTGGCAGGCGCTTCAGGCACGACTTCTACTTTCCGGCGATCCGGACGGCGGTCGAGGTTCAGGGCGGAATCTGGACGGCGGGCCGGCACAGCCGGGGGGCGGGGATGGAGGCCGACTTCGAGAAATGCGCCCTCGCTCGCCTGCAAGGCGTTTCGACGGTTTTCGTGAGTGGGCGGCACGTCAGGTCCGGTCAGGCGCTCGCGTGGATTCTGGCGCTGCATGGCGCGAGCTGCGGGCCGAAAACAAGCGGAGGTGCGGTCTGTGAGTGAACGGCTGTGGGGGCTTGCCGCGCCGAAGGGCGTCAACTTGGACGCTATTAGCCGGGGGATGCCGGAGATGACCCCGGCTGACCTCGCCATTGCCTGCAAGGGGCTTCCCCGGCTTCCGTTCGCCGCCGCCCTGTACAGCTTCGCAGGCGATGATTCCGTATGGCCCACGCTCAGAACCGGCCTGCTTGAATACCTGCTGGCCGAGCGGGAGCGGCAGCAATGGGCGCAGAGGGTCGAGCGGATCAGTGGCGAGAAAACCCGGTTTGCAGAAGAACTGGTCAGCCTGTTCCTGGCCGACGAGCGCAGGCCGGCGGTGTTTCAGGCGTCGCCCGAGCTTCGGGCTCGGTGCCTGTCGGTGGAGTCCGACGTGTGGCGGCGGGTGGTGAGCCACCAGTACGCGGCGATTCAGGCCGAATTCACCCGGTGGTTACTGGATGCCGCAGAGCACGTCAGCCGACGAGTCCGAGCCGCTTGACTTCGGGTCGAGACAAGCGTATTTTGTCGCCTCAGAGGGCTTGCGTCCGTAAAAAGCGCAGGCCCTTTTCATTTCCCCTGATGCCTTGACTCCCTCCCGGTCAAGGCTCCGCGCAGCTTGCTACCCAGCCTGTCGCGGTTTTCCCCGCTGGCGTTCGTCGCTGCGGGGCTTTGTACAAACCCGGCCCCGCCCCGGCCCACACTTGTCGCGCCACACTTAGGCACAGACCGCGAGCGCGGGGCCGGTCCTTTCGGTGACTTATGCGAACAACTGCCGAAACCATGCTAGCCGCACTGCTGGCCCTCGTCGTCACGTTCTGCGCCATCTGGATTCACACCTGGGGCTGACGTGCTCATCACCGCCAAGGTCGACATCTACCCGCCACCCGCGCCCGCGCTGCCGACTGCCACCGTGCTGTCGGCTGTGTCGATTCGCGTCGATTGGCAGGCGGTGACTGATCCAAACGGCATTTCGGGCTACCAGCTTGAACGGGCCACGGGCGGCGGCGGATTTTCGGCGCTTGCGAGTGTGTCGGCCCTGACCTACACCGATACGGGGCTCACGCCCGCGACTCAGTACCAGTACCGGGTCCGTGCGGTGGACAACGAGGGGTATATCGGGGCGTTTTCGTCGGTTGTCACGGCGACCACGGCCTCGGTCTTTGGCTGGACGATCCCTGACACCACCTATGCGCTCGGCACGATCACGGCGGGCGGCACGGTGGACCTGTCGCAGTTCGCCTCCACGGGCAGCGGCTCGCCGGCCTATACGCTCGTCTCCGGGCCTTCGGGGATGACGGTCGGGCAGTCCACGGGCGTGCTGACCACGACGGGCGTCGCGGTCGGTAGCTATACGGTATCCGTGGACCTGTCGAACCTGATTGTGCAGGTGACGGGCCTCGCGGCGTCGAACGTGTACCCCACCTCGCTGGACCTGTCGTGGACGGCGGCGCCGTATGCCACGTCCTACCATGTCGAGCAGTCCACGGACGGAACGACGTGGACGCAGATTGCCAACCCGACCGACCCGTCGTATGCAGTGACGGGGCTCTCGGAAAGCACCACGTACTACTTCCGCGTGCGCGGGACCAACGGCGTGCATTCTGGTGCGTACAGCGCAACAGTCACGGTCACGACCACGGCGCAGCCTTCGACGGGCGAGTACGAGCCGGTGATCGAGCCCGAGGTACAGGTCGAGCAGTTCCAAGTGTGGGATGACGGCGTTAGCTCGCCCAAATGGGATTACTGGAACCCGGATCTATGGGTTCGTTGGGTGAACGTGAATGTGGGAGACTTCACGGACGCCAACGGCGTAGCTCAGGGAACGACACCGTTTGTTTCGGTCACAACCCCCACGGCAGCGACAACGTATTCGTTTGACGTTGCAACGCTCGTTAGCCGCGCCGTCACCACGGGGCAAAACAAAGGCTTCTACCTGAGTCTGGGCGGGTCATCTCCCAACGTCAGCATCTCCGGTCGATTGGGGACGAACCCACCGACGCTACAGGTGGTGACTTCGGCGGGGACGTTCAACTGCCCCTGCTCTGCGATGACGACTTGGGGCTGGCCTCCGGGCACGAGCCTGCCGTCGAACACGCGCACGTCAGGCGTACTCAACTCATCCCGGCGCGGAATCGTTCGGTTCAACCTCAACGGCGTCACGGGCACGGTGCTGTCCGCGACGATGCAGCTTCACGTCCTTACGCGGTCGGGAACAAGCACGGCGATTCGCGTATTCGAGGCGAACCCGCCGACGTTCCAAGTGGGGTTGAAGCCGACCGACACGCCGGTGCCGGGCTTGGCGGCATCGTTCCCCGGCGACAACTTCGGCGCGGATTCTCGCGTGCTGAAGGCTGGCAATTTCACGGGCGCGACCCGGACTTCGCTGAGTGGTTCCGCGAGTACGTGGAACGTGCCGCAGTTGTGGACGTTTGAAGCTCGCAACGCGGTTTCGATTGTCCCCGATGCTGCCGCGCCGGGGACTTCATACTGGCGCGGCGAGTTTGTCCCCGTTCAGACGGGCACCGACCCGCGACGCGAGGCGCTGAAGGCGTCTTATACGGTCATGTTCCCCGACTTTGACGAGCCGGGCTATCCGATAGACACGGCGACGTACAAAGACGATTTGTACTACCGCATGTACGTCATGCTGGAGGACGATTTCACGAGCACCATCGAAGCTAACAAGATGGGCATTTCGTGGGATCTTCGGTTTGGGTACTGGATCGTTTCGGACAACGAGAACGGCGGGTATTGGCAGAACGTCGGCGGAAACGGGGGAAATCCAGGCGACGGAACGCATACCTACCCGTTCACCGACTCGCGAGTGACGGACGCGCACATTTATCGCGGGAATTACCAGCGCATGGAGTCTGGCGTATTCCTCGCGGACGGGCCGTACACCGATTTGCGCCCGTGGCTGGGCTATAACTATCAGATTGACACAGACGTAAACCCCGCGATGCGCCCGTATACGGACATCGTTGACATGAAGTTCCGCCGGGGCCGGTGGTACTGCATCGAGCAGCGGTGCCGGCTGAATACGATTGACCTGACCTCGCCGGATGCTTACGGCAACGGCATCGCGAACGCAGACGGCCTGCTCGAAACGTGGGTGAACGGCGTAAAGGTCAGCAGCCAAGCGGACTACAAGTGGCGTCGGCACCCGGCGATGGGCATCAAGGGCGTCAACACGAACTGGTACTTGGGCGGGCAAGCCTCGCACCCGATTGGCGCGGGCAACATGCACTTCCGCATTAACCACGTTGTACTTGCCACTCAGTACATCGGGCCGAGGGTGCGCCCGTGACGGTTCGTACTTTTTCGCTTTCAGTTGTCGCGGCGACGCTGCAAAACCTGCGCACCACGTCGGTGACGCAGACGACCATCGCGCTCGCATGGGATGCGTACCCCGGCGCGACGGCGTACCAGGTGCGGCGGAACGGCACGCTGCTTTCCACGCCCACGGGCACGACGTACAGCAACAGCGGCCACACGGCGGGCACGTCCTACACCTACGCGGTGCGCCCGGTGGTGGGCGGCTCGGGTGTCGCGAGCGCAGAGGCGTCGATTCAGGTCACGACATCCGGAGGTGCGACATATACGCCGACGCACTACGTGACCGCGACCGCAAGCGGCAGCGGTGACGGAACAATCGGCAATCCGTGGACTGCGCAGCAGGCCGTAGCCAACGCGCAGGCCGGCAACGTCGTGCAGTGGGGGCCGGGCGTCTATTTGCTGAATTGTTCTCTTCCTTTGCCTGCGTTGGTGCTCGCGAACAATGGGACGGCTGGCAACCCGATTATTCACTTTGCGCAGTCTCCGGCGATTTCCGCGTCAAGTGATGCACAACGCACGATCCTGCGAACAGCAAGCGGCACCGGATCGTTAATGGGCCAGAGGTACGGAACCGGCGGAAGTTACACGACAATTGACGGGTTTCAGTTCGAGGCACGCGCTCCGTACTCGTTGCAGGACGGCAGTGATGGTTATTCGCTGTTTCTAATGCGCGGCATGAACAACGTGAGAATTTTGCGCTGCGCGTTCGACATGGGCGACATGGCTCCGTACTCAAATGCCATGTGGGGCGGAATCTGGGGGCAAGAGGTCAATACCCTAGAGATTGCGGACTGCATCTTCAGAAACTCTGCGCGTCCGGTTACGCACCAACATTCCGCGATTTTGTTTTATGCGCTGCGTAACTTCGAGATCCACCATAACACGTTCAGTGATTTGAACGAGGCGATATTCCTGAAGGGGGCTGTGAACGGCATTGGCTGCGACGGTGGCAGCATTCATCACAATCGAATAAGCGACACAAATCACCCGTTCTACTTCTTCAGAGTCAACGTCTCAAGCGCATCCCTCTATGTAGACGTGTATCAGAACCTTGTAACAGACATCACGAATACGAGCGGGATGGCAAATACGTGGAATGGTGAAATTGGCGCGTCGAATCGGAACGTGCGTATGGTCAATAACACGTTCTACAACTGGACGGCGACAGGGGGCTCAGGTTTCGGCCAGAATTATTACACCTCCGGTCCTGACCTGACGGGTGTCGTGTGGCGGAATAACATCTGGCACACCATGTCCGGCGATTACATTTACGAAACGGCCTATGCAACGAACTTCGAGAATCAGGATTTCGACCGCAATTTCTACTGGGCTGTCGGGAACATCGGGCGCGGCGTTAGTTTTTCGGCGTGGCAAGGCTCGCCACGGTTCAATGATCCCAATAGTTCGCAGCTCGATCCTCAGTTGGTGTCGCCAGCAACTGGCGATTTCAGGCTTGCGACCGGCGCGGGGGCGCGGAACTTCGGCACCGACGTGTTAAACCTGCTCGGCAACGGAACCAGCTCGCCAATCAACTGCGGTGCGTACATCACGGCGGGGCAGACCGATCAAATTGGAGTGAGATCTTAATGGCTGACCGGACAGTAACCGTTGGCGATGGCAAGACGTATGCCAGCCTGAATGCTGCTCTGGCGGCGGAATTTTCGGCCCGCCCCGACCTCACCACTGCCGGTGGTGTCCTGACCATCGAGTGTTACTACATTTCGGGCGGCGACACGACTACTGTTAGCTGGCCGGCGTTTACGAACCCAACGTCGTCGAATTACATCAAGGTCGTGGCAGTTGACCGGCACAGCGGCGTGCCCAATACCACGACGGCGTATTACGTGGGATATAGCGCGAATCCCACGCTCAACGTCACGACGCAATACACGCAGATTATCGGGCTCCAGTTTCTCATTACGAGCAACATTGGATCAGGGCTGAAGTTGTCGGCGGATTACTGCGTCGCGGACGGCTGTCTTGCGAAATCAAACACTGGCACGGATGGGCGAAATGGATTTCTCATTGACGTCACTGGCACCAATTACTGCGTATTTAAGAACTGTATTGCTTACGAGTGCCGACGCAGTGGTTTCTATGTCGGCGTGAGTGCAACGCCAAATTACATTCTCAATTGCACGGCGGCGTACTGCAATCAGGCGGCAAGCGCCTCGTACGGCGCGTTTGAGGCTCGTTGGGCCGCAGTGACGGCGACGAACTGCCTTGCGTATGGGACCGGCGGCGGAACCGACTTCCTGACCGGCGATAGCGGATCGTGGACAATGACGACGTGCGCCTCTGGCGATACGTCCGGGTCGTCGGGCCTGCAAAGCATCTCGAACCCGTTCGCAGATTCGGCCAATGACGATTACCACCTGTCATCAGGTTCCGGTGGACAGGCGATGGTCGATGCGGGGACTGACCTGTACGGCAACTCGACGCCGGCATATGGCGGTGCCGTCACATTGGACATTGACGGCGCATTGTCGGGAACAACCCGTAACGATATCGGCGCGCACGAGTATGAAACTGGCGGCGGCGGCGCTTCCCCGACGATCACCGACGCTGGCGACGGTACGTTCACCAACGGGGAAACGGGCATCGTCATCACGGGCGCGAACTTCGGCGCATCGCAGGGCACCGGCTCGGTCAAGATCAGCCCGACCGATAACGTCGCAGACGCAGGGGCGATCACGCAGACGGTAACGGCATGGGGCGCGACCTCCGTGACGTTTACGGCTGTACGTTCCACGCTCCCGCTCAATACAACCTGTTACCTGTTCGTGACTGCCGACGGCAATTACACCAACGCCTCCGGCTTGCCGGTGAGTTTCTACACGGTGGGGGATACCTACCGCCGATTTGGCCCGCAGGACGCGCAGCGCGTCATGCTCACACTCTGAGGTTTCGCAATGGGCAGACTTTACACTTGTCCGATTGATTCCGTGTCCGTTACGGCGGCTACGCAGGACATCTGGGAACTGACGGCACCCTCTACTAAGATCCTGGTGCTGCACGCCTTCTCGCTCACGTCGAGCTACCAGACCGACGAACGCGCACGGCTCACGCTGCTGCGGCGTTCGACGGCAGGCACGGGCGGATCGGCGGCGACCGAGGTTCCCCTCGACCCCGGCAATAGCGTGGCCGCAACGGGCGCACTGGTGACGCTCGCCACGACGCCCGGCACGGCGGGTTCGATCCTGCACGGCTGGCGATGGAGCCAGCAGGGCGAACTGCTGTACCTCCCGACCCCCGAGATGCGTCCCGTGGTGGAAGCGTCGGGCCGCATCGCCCTGTACCTCGGCGCAGCCCTTGGCGGAACCCGAACGTGGTCCGGTTACGTCACTTGGGAAGAGTTGTAAGCCAACCCCGAAGCCACCCCGGCCCGCCTCGTGCGGGCCTTTTCATTTCTGGAGCCTGAGAAATGTCCGCAGCAAGCAATTACCTGGAAACGGCGATCTTCAATCACGTCTTCCGCAATACCAGCTACACCCCTGCCGCTACGCTGTACCTCGGTTTGTTCACGAGCACGGCGACGGCGGCTGACCTCGAAGCCGGCACGCTCACGAACGAAGTGAGCGGTGGCTCGTATGCCCGTCAGACCGTGACCTTTGGCGCTCCGTCGAACGGCGTCGGCAGCAACTCGGGCACGGTGACGTTCCCGACCGCGACGGCGGGCTGGGGCACGATCCGCTACGTGGCGGTCATGGATGCGTCCACCTCCGGCAACGTGCTGTGGTACGCGCAGCTTTCGTCAGATGTGACGATCAACTCGGGCAACACGTTCCAGTTCAATTCGGCCAGCGTCAGTCCGTCCGTGGCGTAATCCATGTCCGAGCCGCGTCGCTACGTACATCGTAAAGAGCCCGCTACCCGAGTCTTCGGGTCTGGTTCGTACATCACCGCCGGGCTGGCGGTGGGCTCGATTGCGTTCGGCGGCACGGCGACGGGCGGGACGCCCACGACAGACGGCGGCACGGCATCGGGCGCGATTGTCTTTGCCCCGACAACGATCACGGAGATTTCGGCGCTCTTCAGTGCGCAGGGGTCAGTGACGTTCGGCGGTACGGCAACGGGTCGCGGGTTCATCGCAAGGACGACGCAGGCGGCTCCCGTCGTCTTTGCGGGGACTGCGACGGCAGCGAATGTCGCGGCCAATACGATCCGGTTTGCAGGCACGGCGACTGCTGCGTCCGGATTCTTCACGTCGGAAGTCGCAGCGGCGATGGTGTTCGCGGGCACGGCAGAAGGCGTGCACCGAAATCTAGCCTCGGGAAGCCTTGTCTTCGCCGGCACGGTTGCGCGGCCCGACGTGTCGGGTGGCACGGTGGAGGGCTACGCGCTCCCGGCAGAGATCACCTTTGCGGGGACGGCAGTCCCGACGCTCCAGGCATTTGCGACCACGGGCAGCGGGGCGGTGGCGTTTGGTGGCTCTGCGACGGCAACCCGTGGGAACACCGTGACGATTGATGCCGAATCGCTGCGGATCGTCATGCGGGCGAAGGTTTCGCGTATGGAAATCAGGGCGGAAACATGAACCTGTCAATCCTCGAAGGTCAATACTTCACCCTGACGACCACGTTTTTCGACGAGAACGACGTAGAGACGGTTCCCGCGTCGGTTCGATACCAGATTTACTGCAAGACTTCGCGGAAGCTGGTCCGCGATTGGACGGCGGTTACGCCAGACTCCACGGTGGTCATCGTCGTGACCTCGGAAGACAACGCCATCCAGAGCGATCAGAACAACCGCGAACAGAAGCAGTTGGTGCTTGAGGCGACGGTCACGAACGAAAAGCGCACCCCGGCCAAGTTTGAATGGACCGTGGAGAACCTGCGCGGGGTTGAGTAAGTGCCGATCACGCACGCCACCATCCCGACTCCGCCTGCACAGGTGGGTGAAACGGAATGGGCGGAAGAACACACGCTCCCGACGCCTGCGGAGATCGGCGCAGAGCCCGGACTAGGCAACCCGGCGAGCGACGGGTACGTGCTCACCTCGACGGTGCTGGGTGCGCGGTCCTGGTCCGCCCAAGTGGCGGGACCGACCGGCCCAACCGGCCCGGCAGGGGCAACTGGCGCGACGGGACCAACCGGCCCTACTGGTCCAACCGGGCCAGCGGGGGCTGATTCGATTGTTCCCGGTCCGACAGGTCCTACGGGACCGACAGGTCCCACGGGTCCAACGGGTCCAACCGGCCCAAGCCCGGTTGTGTTTGTGCGTTCTGCCGCTGACTTCTCAGTCAACGATACGAATGACGTAACCATCGCGACCCGCGACGTAACGGGCGTGGCGGCGGGCGATCAGTTGTACGTGGATGCGTGGTTCACGGTCCTGAACAACTCCACGGCGACCCGCGTTTACGCCATCACGCTTGACTTCGACAACTTGTTTGACGTTGAGCTATCGACGGGCGCGTCGGCGTTTTCCACAACGCTCATGCAGTGGTGCCATGTGTACGGCGTGTGTGACGTGCGGGCGTCCAACCTCGTATACGCAATGATGGCGCTCGACATGCAACTCGCGGCGGGCGTTGCCTCGGGCACGGATACCGCCGCCGCCGCCACGCACCTGCAAGCGAAGGGGTGGGGCACGTCCACAAGCGATGCCACGGGCACGCTGACGGTCGCGCTAAAGGTTCGCAGCGCGAACGCAACGGCCACGCAGACCCTGCGCTTGCACGGGTTCACGATTAGAAAGCTGACCCCAACGGCGTGATGTGGCGTACTTCACCGGCTACTTTAGCTCGTACTTCGATACGGGCGCAGAGTCGGGCGGGTCGCCTGTCTCGGGGCGGCGCTACGTCTTCCGCCCATACCCGATACGGCAGCGGATCTACTGGTCGCAGCCCGAGACAGCCCCGGTTCCGGTCGAACGCTACACCGAGACGCCGGCAGGCCGACGCCGCAAACGCTATTACGTCGAGATCGACGGGCAGGAGTTCCAGGTTGCTAACCCGACCGAAGCCCTCGCCCTGCTGGACCGCGCTAAGGCACTAGCCCAGAGGGTCGCCCCGCAGACCGCCGAGCAGGTGGTCGCCAAGGCGATCCGCAAGGCACAAGCCCCAGCGGTCAAGACGCCCGAGATCAAGGCCAGCCCGGAACTGGCCGAAGTTGTCGCTAAACCGCGACAGGACATCGAACGCATCTACCGGGACGCGGCACTGGCCGCAGAGATTCGCCTGCTCATGGAGCTACGAGCCGAGCAGGACGATGAAGAGGCACTTTTACTTTTGATATGAGGGCGACCAACCCGCTGGGAGTCGCAAAGACATGGCAGCACGACTGAACCGGAGACACCAAGACCTCGTAAGGGAAAAGATCAAGGTTGCGATGATCCTGAGCCGCCTTGAGAAGCACGTAGAGGGGGAGATTGAGCTATCCCCGACGCAGGTTCAGTCTGCCCGCATTTTGCTTGACAAAACAATCAGTAATGCCGCTTCAGACGTGAATGTTAACGGCAACTTGAATATCAGTTGGCCGCTGCCGAAGTCCAAGCTGGATGAGTGAGTACAGGCCCCGGCCTCAGTTCGCGGGGTTCCACGAGCGGGACAAGCGATGGGCAGTGATCGTTGCCCACCGACGCGCCGGCAAGACGGTTGCCTGTGTAATGGAGCTACTGACCCGCGCCCTAGCGACGGGCAAGAAGGCGGGGCGCTATGCCTACATCGCCCCCTTCTACAGTCAGGCCAAGCAGACGGCCTGGGACTACCTGAAGGCGTACAGCGCCGACGTGGCGCGGAACGTCAACGAATCCGAGCTATGGGTCGAGTTGGTGAACGGCTCGCGGGTGCGGCTGTACGGGGCGGATAACCCCGACGCCCTGCGCGGTATCTACCTCGACGGGGTAGTGCTGGATGAGTACGCCGACATGCGCCCGAGCGTGTGGGGCGAGATCATCCGCCCGCTGCTGGCTGACCGTAAGGGCTGGGCGGTATTCATCGGGACGCCAAAGGGCAAAAACGCCTTTTACGAGGTTTGGAAGGCGAGTCTGAATAATCCCGAGTGGTACTCGCTCACCCTGAAGGCCAGCGAGACGGGCCTGCTGTCCGAAGAGGAACTGGCAGACGCCCGTAAGACGATGACGCAGCCGCAGTACGAGCAGGAGTTCGAGTGCTCGTTCGATGCGGCGATCCTCGGGGCGATTTACGCCAAGAGCATCGCGGCGGCGCGGCTACAGGGGCGCATCACCTCGGTGCCTTGGGAGCCGTCCAAGCTCGTCAGTACGGCATGGGACATCGGCCAGCGGGACGCGACCGCCATCTGGTTCTACCAGTGGGTGCGGGGCGAACTGCGGGTCATTGATTTCTACGAGGCGAGCGGCGAGAAGCTCCCGCATTACGTCTCGCTGCTGCGCTCGAAGCCCTACAACTATGACACCGCATGGCTCCCGCACGACGCGGGGCATGATCGGGTGGAGTCGGACAAGACGTTTCAGGGCGGGTTGCAGTCGAACGGCATCAAGGCGCTCTTGGTCCCGCACATCCCGCTCGCCCAAGGCATCGAGCAGGGGCGACTGCTGATGGACCGGGCGCAGATTGACGCGGCCAAGTGTGAGCAGGGGCTCGAAGCGTTGGCTCACTACCGATGGGACTATCGGGTGAGCGACGGCGAGCGCAAGAACCAGCCCGTGCACGATTGGTCATCCCATGCCGCCGATGCGTGGCGCATGTTGGCGGTGAGCCTGAAGCAAGAGGCCCGCCCGAAACCGTTAAAACCCGACCTCAGGGGCATCGTGTGAGCCAAGCGCTGCTGAACATCATTCAAGAACTGCGCGACCGAGTGGCGGCACTTGAAGCCCAAGTCAAGGAACTACAGGAAAAGCTGAATGGCCGACCTCGACAAGCTAATCGCCGCGATTGACCGGGCGGAAGAGAATGCCTATGGCGACGACGGCGAACTGAGCGCCGAGCGTGCCTATAGCATCCAGCTTTACCTCGGGCAGAACGTCGATCCGGCACCGGATGGCCGCTCGCAGGTCACCGACCGCAGCGTCTTTGAGACGATCCAGTGGATACTGCCCTCGCTGTGCCGCATCTTTGCGAACGGCAATGACCTGGTATCGATTCCTCCAATCGGCCCGGATGACGAGGCCGGGGCCAAGCAGGAGGAGGAGTATCTAAACTGGGTCATCGGCCAGCAGTCTCCGTGGTTCGAGACGTTCCTCAGTTGGGCGACCGATGCCCTCATGATCCGCAACGCTTACGCGCTCGCCTATGTGGACCGCGAGCGGCAGGTAGAGGTGGAGCGGTACGAGCGGCAGACCCGCGAGGGTGTTGCCATGCTCACGCAGGACAAGGACGTGGAGGTTCTTGAACTCAACGAGTACCCCGACGAGGAAAGCCCGCCCGAGCCGGTGATGGACCCGATGACGGGTCAGCCGGCGCTCGATGAGATGGGCCAGCCCGTCACGCAGCCGGTCATGCTGTACGACGTATCGCTGCGGCGCGTGGGCGAGAAGCGGAAAATCTGCATCAAGGTGCTCCCGCCCGAGCGGTGCAAGGTCAGCCAGTACGCCACGTCGTTCCGCGTGGCTGACGTGCCGTATTTCGAGTATTGGGACATGAAACCCCTGTCGGACCTGCGTTCGATGGGCTTCGACGTTCCCGATGACATCGCCTCGGACGAAGACCCCGAGACGGAAGAGGATGCCGTCCGCGACCTGTACGCCGAGACGCGCGACGATGACCGGGCCGACCCGTCCATGCGCCGGGTCAAGGTGCGGATGGTCTGGATACGCCACGACTACGACGAAGACGGTATTGCAGAGTTGCAATACGTCCTGCGCGTAGGCCGCGAGATCCTGCACCGGGAAGAGATCAATACGATTCCCGTGGCGTCGCTGGTGCCGTCGCCGCTGCCTCACCGTCATTACGGCCTGTCCATCACGGACATGGTTGCGGACATTCAGCGCATTAAGACGGCGATCCTGCGGCAGGGCTTGGACAACCTGTACTTGTCGAACAACCCGCAGAAGGTTGTAAACAAGAACATGGTGGACCTGGACGACCTCATTTCGTCCATCCCCGGCGGCATCATCAAGACGGACGATGTGAATGCCGTCCGCTACGAAAAACACCCGTTCATCTTCGCGGAAGCGATGGCGGGCATGGAGTACATGGACAGCGTTCGGGAGAACCGGGCGGGCGTCAATCGGTACTTCAGCGGCACGGACCAGAACGCGCTGAACAAGACGGCGACGGGCATTCAGACGCTATCCACGATGGCGGCGCAGCGCGTCGAGCAGATCGCTCGCATCTTCGGGTCGGGCATTGAAGACCTCGCCCGCATCGTGCATGAACTGATCCTGAAGAACGGCCACAAGAAGGAAGTGGTCAAGATCCGGGGCCAGTGGGTCGAGGTAGACCCCGCCTCGTGGCGTCACCGCACGGACTTCCGCATTGCCGTGGGCTTTGCGGCGGGCAACAAGGATGCGATGGTCGCCCGCCTGATGATGATTGCGCAGAACCAGCAGATGGCGCTCCAGATGGGCCTGCCGGTGGTGCAGCCGCAGAACTACTACCAGACGATGCTGGAACTGACGAAGGCGTCGGACTTCTCATCGCCCGAGCGGTTCTGGACCGACCCCGAGCAGGTCGAGCCGCAGCAGGCCCCGCCCGACCCCAACATGATGAAGTTGCAGGGCGACATGGCGGCGAAGCAGGCCGAGCTTGAGATCAAGCAGGAAGAGTCTGCGGCTGACCGTGCGCTCAGAGAGCAGGAGTTGGCGCTCAAGGCGGCAGAGGCCGAGCGGCAGTTGGAGCTTGAGAAGTACAAGATCGACAAGCAGGCCGAGACGCAGCTCTTGCTCGCGCAGTTGTCCGCGCAGCAACAGGCCGAGTTGGTGGACCGTCAGGCGGCATACGAGTCTGCCGAGAAGGACAAGGACCGCGCCAGCAAGGAGCCCGACCCGGACAGCGATGGCGTGAAGAAGGCCGTATCCGAGGTCAAGGACAAGATCAGCCTTGCGAAGATGGTCGATTCGCTCACGCAGGCCGTCGAGCAGTTGAACCGCCCGCGCAAGGTCATCCGCGACAAGCAAGGCCGCATCGGCGGGGTTGAATGAGCGAACAAGCCAAGATTGACCGGGGCGTCCGCGCCGAGCGCCTGCTCGGGGACGAGATGCTAAAGGAAGGCTTCGACGCGGTGCGCGAGGCCATCCTTGCCAAGTTCGAGACCTCCCCCGTTCGGGACACCGAGGGGCGGGAGCGACTGTTTCTGATGTTGAAGGCTCTCAACGACGTGAAGAGCCACCTGGAACAAGCGGTGCGCGAGGGCAAATACGCGCTGCGCCTCCGGGACGAAAAGCGTCGATTCCAAATCTTTAGCAGGTGACCATGACCGAAGCAACTCAGGACCAACCGGCAACGGAGTCCTTACCGGATCGCATTGCAAGCATGTTCGACCCCGGCCAACCGGAGGAATACGAGCCGCAGGCGGAACCCGAGGTGGAAGGCGATGAGCCGGAAGCCGAAGACGCCGCCCCGGAGCCGGATGTAGTCGAGGTGGAGATTGACGGCGAGACGTTTGCGCTGCCCAAGAAAGCAGCAGAGGCCGCGATGCGCCATGCGGATTACACCCGCAAGACGCAGGAACTGGCCGAGCAGCGCCGTCAGGTGGAGTTCGCGCAGAAGGCGCTGGAGACGGCGAAGATCGAGCGCGAGTTTCACGAGTCAACGGCGACCGAGCTTCAGCAGATACAGATGGTGGAAAACCACCTGTCCCAGCTTCAGAATATCGACATTCGCCTCCTGAGCACGGACGAAAAGCTCGACCACATCGTGGCGATGCAGCAGGCCGAGCGCATGCTGTCGTCCCTCAAGGGCAGTGTTGACAAGAAGCGCAGCGAGTTCACCGACAAGCAGCGTGCGGCGCTGGACAAGCTCAAGGATGAGGCGAAGGCGGCACTGTCCAAGCAGTTCCCCGGCCTCACCGACGATACGCTTGCACAGGTCGACAGCTTTGCTAAGTCGCTCGGCTACACCGATCAGGACTTGGGCCTGTTCCGGGTAGACCCTCGGGCGACGGCGGTGCTAATCAAGGCGATGAAGTTCGACCAGCTTCAGAGCAAGGCGACTCCGATCGCCAAAACCCCGGTCATCAAGCCGGGGTCATCGAACCCGATGCCGCAACAGGTACGGGACAAACTCAACTTCCGCAAGGCGATGGCGAAGGCCACTGACTCGCAGAGCAAAGCGAAGCTCATCGAGCAGCGCCTCGGGAACATGTTCTAGGAGACACGACAATGGCTGTTCTCAGCAATACCACCCAGCTTCATAGCTCGGGTTATCCCTCGGGTGCCGGCGGTACTCGGGAAGACCTTTCGGACATGATCTACGACCTCTTCCCGGAGGATACGTGGTGCCTGTCCAACTTCGACCGCGAGGAAGCCTCGGCCACTTACACCGAGTGGTTGGGTCAGTCGCTCGCCTCGCCGGCTGCCAACATCCAGGTGGAAGGCGATGACGCGACGTTCGAGCTTGCCGTGCCCCCGGCCCGGTTCGGCTCGTACTGCCAGATCAGCAGCAAGACCTTCCTGATTTCCGACACCCTTGAGGCCGTCGCGAAGGCCGGTCGTAAGTCGGAAGTCGCTCGCACCGCCATCGTGAAGATGCGCGAACTGAAGCGTGACATCGAGTCGCGCATCGTCGGTTCGGGCATCTCGACGGCGGGCGGCGCTGGCACGGGCCGCTCGACCGCCGGCATGGAGGCGTGGATCGGTGACGCGACCGCTTCGGCGGCTGGCCCGTCGCATGTGGTGCTTTCGACCACGACCGCCGGGGCCTCGACGCCTCCGGTGACCTCCGGTACGCCGGGCACGGCCATCACGGACGGCGGCACGACCCCGACCACGGGTGCGTTCACCTCCACGTCGCTCAACTACGCCTTGCAGCAGGCGTGGAGCGAGGGCGGCGACCCGCGCGTGATCCTCGCCTCGGCGGCGAACAAGCGGGTTATCGACGCCTTCACGTCGGTGGCGACCCGCTTCGTGGACGTGGCGAAGGGTCAGGAAGCCTCCATCGTGGCGGCGTCGAACGTGTACGTTTCGTCCTTCGGTCGGCATCAGGTGGTGCTGAACCGCTACGGGCGCGACTTCACGGTGCTGTGCATCGACCCGAGCCTGTGGGCGGTTCGTTACCTGCGTCCGTTCCAGAAGCGTGACCTCGCCCGCACGGGTGACGGTCGCAAGCACCAGATCATCGCCGAGTGGGCGCTGGTGGCTCGCAACTGGAAGGGCAACGCCAAGGTGACGGCGCTGTCCGGGGCGTAACCTCGTTAGCCCAGCGTAGGCTACCTATGCTGGTCATTGTCGGCCACGGTCCCAGCGTTTTTCAGCGGTCGCTGGGACCGTGGCTCGACACGCAGACGGTGGTTCGGCTCAAGTGGGCCGAGATCCCCGACCCTGCGGATTGGGGGAGCCGCACCGACTATGTGTGCGGCTCCAACCCATCTTTCTGGACGGAGCGCGAGCGGCGCAAGCTGCCGAAGCTCGATGCGGAATTCTGGTGGCTGGGCGAGCCTGAGAAGCACAAGGCATCGCCCATCGGTCGCCGGGGTTCAAATACGTGGTTCGACTACTGGGCGAAGTTCAGGACGCCCGAGTCGTATCCGAAACCATCCACTGGCCTGCGGGCCATTTTTTGCGCGGTGGAGTTCCTGAATCCACCCGAAATTGGGTTGCTGGGATTCGACATGATCCTGCATCCCGACAAGCCGACCTCCAAGTGGTTCCACGAGCCCGGACAGTATTTGTACTCGCACGACGCGAGGGCAGAGCACCGGGCGGTCATGGAACTTGGGGTCAAGATCACGGAGGTTTGATTGGCTCAGTTGCTCGAATTCGATCCCGTGACCGGGATTTCCCGCTACTTCGACTACGACGAGATGACCGATACGATTTCGCTCACGTCGAAGCAGGACGTGTCGGGGCTCTTGGAGTACACGAAGGCGCTGCGCAATGCAGGCGCGACGGACAAGGGCATCAAAGAAGATTGGTGGTTGTACGCCAAGATCCCGGCGCTGGTGGAGGTACAGCTTCGCAAGAAGGGCATCGACATCAACGACCCGAGCAGCACGAAGCGGATCATCCAGGAAATCAATGAGCACTATCCGGCACTGAAGTGCACGGAGAAGTGGGACGGCAAGCGGTCTGCAACTCAGTTCTATCTGCCGCCCAATGCTGAGTAACAAGGAGCGGCGGAACCTGCACCGGGCGAAGGTGCTGTGGGAGCGGGACGACGTAGACGGTGCGTGGGACTTGGTGAGGGAACTGCTCATCATGCACCCGTTCGACCCCCTCTGCTTGCAGATGGGCGGGCACATCTACGAGAAGGCCGGGAACATCCCGGTGGCTTATCACTTCTTCCGGCAGGCCACGGAGCAGAGCCCCCGAGACGGGACGGCGTGGCTCAACTTCGGGCGCGTCGCTGAGGACATCTGGCGCACGAACGAAGCCGAGCGGGCCTATCAGAAGGCGCTCAAACTCTCGACGCGGGAGGAAACGACCCGCTGCACTTACGGGAACCTCGCCGCCCTGTACATCGACAACGCGAAGTACGAGCAGGCGAAGGAGTGGTGCGAACGGGCGTTGGAACGCTGGCCCGACGATCAGGGGGCGCGTTCCAACCTGGGCTTCGCGCAACTCGCGCTCAACGATTGGCAGAACGGCTGGAAGAACTACCGCGCCTGTCTCGGGACGCCCTCGCGCACCCGTATCGACTACGGCAAGCCCGAATGGGACGGCACGCCGGGCCAGACGGTGGTGCTGTACGGCGAGCAGGGCATCGGGGACGAGATCAGCTTCGCCTCGATGGTCCCCGATGTGATCAAGGCATCCAAGCACGTCATTCTCGACTGCGACGTGCGGCTGGCGAACCTGTTTGCGCGGTCCTTCCCGCAAGCCTCGGTCTACGGCACCCGCAAGGTCAAGCCGTCGCACGAGAAGGTGGAGAAGTGGCTGCCGAGCGACCGGGAGTTCGACGCCTCGCTGGCGATTGGTCAGGTGGGCGAATACTTCCGCACCGACCCGTCGCAGTGTCCGGGCGATCCGTACTTGGTCCCCGACCCTGAACGTGTGTTGATGTGGAAGGCCCTTTGGAAGTCGAAGGGCAAGCCGGTGATCGGCATTGCGTGGCAGGGCGGCATCCCGAAGACGGGGGCGCGGTTCCGGCGGTGGACGCTGGAGGATCTACTGCCCGTGTTCCGGTCCATTGATGCCCACTGGGTTGTCCTTGAATACAAGCCGGCGGGCCTTGAAGTGGAGATGTTCAAGGCCGAGCACCCGGAGGTGGACATCAAGGAATACCCGCACGCCACGCTTACGAAGGACTACGACGACACGGCAGCCTTAGTGGCGAGCCTTGACCTCGTGTTCTGCATGCAGACGGCGGTCGCTCACCTTGGGGGCGCGTTGGGTGTCCCTACGTGGGTCTGCGTGCCGCCGATCAGCCAGTGGCGCTACAGCAATCACGCGGACTCGATCCCGTGGTATCGCAGCCTGCGGGTGATCCGGCAGGACGGCGAGCGGTGGAACTTCGACAAGATTGGAGCAGAGCTAAGTGCTCATTTCGGACAACGCGAGAGAGCAGAACAAGTCGCTGCATGAGGCCGGCACCTTCGGGATGCAGGGCGAGAACTACGCCCCGCTCGTCGCGGAGATCGTCAACCGGCTGGAAGTATCGCACCTGTTGGACTACGGCTGTGGCTCGCGCCTCAGTTTAGCCAACGGGCTGAAAGGGAAGGTCAGACACGCCTTCAAGTATCAGGCATACGACCCGTGTGTGCCTGAGTTCGCATCGGCCCCCGTCCCGGCACAGATGGTGGCCTGCATTGACGTTCTGGAGCATGTCGAGCCGGACAGGATCGACGACGTACTGGACCACCTGTACGAGTTGACCGAATCCGTGGGCATTTTCACGGTGTCCTGCCGAGCGGCGAAGAAGACGCTGCCCGATGGGCGCAATGCCCACCTGATCCAGCAGCCCCCGGAGTGGTGGTTGCCCCGGATCATGGCTCGGTTCGAGCTTCAGACGTACCAGGTGACGGCATCGGATGAGGAAGGGACGATCCTGTTTTACGTGATCGTCTACGCCCGTCCCCGTCATATCGAGGCCACCGATGGGACGAAACTTTGACTATCACACAGAGGATTGATGCGGTCACGAAGATCCAGCACTTTGCTGCGGAGCTTCCGGCCCCGAAGAGCGTCAAGATCGAGATTAGCCCGCGCTGCAACTACCGCTGCGGGTTCTGTGCGCTGAGGACGCGCGAGTGCCAGCCAACGGAGGACATGGACTTCGCCCTGTTCCAGCGCATCACCGAAGAGATGCGGGAAGCCGGGGTTGAGGAAATCGGGGTGTTCTACCTCGGTGAGTCCTTCATGGCCCCGCACTTGCTGGTGGACTGCATCAAGTGGTGCAAGAAACTCGGCTTTCCGTATGTGTTCCTGACCACGAACGGCAGTCTATCGACCCCCGAGTGGGTGGCCGAGTGCATGAGGGCGGGGCTGGACAGCCTGAAGTTTTCCTGCAACGCGGCGGATGAGGAACAGTTCAAGGAAGTCATGGGTGTCGGCCCCCGGTACTTCCACAAGGCCATTGAGAACATCAAGGCGGCGCGGAAGGTGCGGGATGAGGGCGGCTACAAGTGCGGCCTGTACGCCTCGTCGATCAAGTACGACGGCGAGCAGCAGGCGCGGATGGAAGCGTTCCTCGCGGAGAACGTGATCCCGTATGTGGATCAGCACTACTGGCTCCCGCTGTATTCGATGGGCGCGATTGCCGTCGAGCGCGAGAAGGAGCTTGGGTATCGCCCGACCGCCGGCAACCAGGGTCGGCTGGGCGCATTGCGCGACCCGCTGCCTTGCTGGAGTTGCTTCACGGAAGCGCATGTCCGTGCAGACGGATGCCTAAGCCTCTGCTGTTTCGACTCGGACGGGCGGTTCCAAGCTGGCGATCTTACGAAAGGCTCGTTCATGGACGAGTGGAACTCGGCCTATTTCCAGAAGATCCGAGAAGCCCACCTTCGCAAAGATGTCCGTGGAACCGTGTGTGAAAGCTGTGTCGCATACTGAGGCCGACTTGGCATACGCCGCCGGATTCTTCGACGGCGAGGGCCATATCAGAATCCAGCGGCATTCTACGCGCTGCGACACGATGACGCTTCAGGTTCAACTGTCACAAGCGACGCCGCAGCCGCTGGAGTGGTTTGTTGAGAAGTTCGGCGGAACAACTCGCGGTAGGACTATTCCGTACCGTGGTGGCCGTCGAACGATCTACAACTGGCAAGCATCGTCCGGCGTGGCAGAGCGGTTCCTGAGGGCCATATATCCGTATCTGCGATGCAAGAAGGATGAGGCAGAGGTCGCCCTTCTGTTCCGCGAAACCTTCCGTCCACAGCACGTGGCCGGAGGGCATAAGCGGATGGAGCTATCCGTTCTTCTGACGCGGGCCAGCATGGCGGCTCAGTTAGTCAAGCTTCGGAAGTCGAAGCGTGCAGCCGCCTCTCTGGTGGAGGCCGCATGATCCGGCTATTCGTGGGCTTTGATCCGCGTGAGGCGGCGGCATACCACGTCTTCTGTCAGTCGGTCATAGACCGCGCCTCGGTGCCTGTGGCGTTCATCCCGCTACACGCGCCGATGCTCGCGGACTTTGACGGGCAGCGGGACGGGACCAATGCCTTCATCTTCTCGCGCTACCTGATCCCGTCGCTGTGCGACTTCTCGGGCTGGGCGATGTTCGCGGACGGCGACATGCTGCTCCGTGAGGACATCGCACGACTGTGGGCCTTGCGGGATGCGTCGAAAGCCGTCCAGGTCGTAAAGCACGACTACAGGACGCGGCATCGGCGGAAGTACATCGGCACGCCCATCGAGAATGACAACCTCGACTATGAGCGCAAGAACTGGTCGAGCGTGGTCATCTGGAACTGCTCGCACCCGTCGAACCGGATTCTTACGCGGGAGTTCGTGGAGGACGCGGGGGGCGTGTTCCTGCATCGCTTCCAGTGGTTGAAGGACGCAGAGATCGGCTCGCTGCCGTCGAACTGGAACCGGCTGGTTGGCGAGCAGGACGGCGACACGTCCCTTGCGCACTACACGCTCGGGGTGCCGGGGTTCATGAGTTACCGACATTCCCCGTACTCGGAAGAGTGGGCCGGGGCGTACCTGAGAGCGATTCACCTGATTGGCGAGAACCCCCTTGCGTTGACGCAATGGGCAGAGGAAACGCATGGCTAGCGTCACTTACGAAGAACTGAAGGCCGAGGTCGGCCGCAAGCTCGGCATAGTCGCGGAGGCGCAGTCCCTCACCGCCGATCAGGGCGACCGCGTGGCGTTCGCCATTGACTCGGTGCAGGCGCAGTTGGCTCAAGTTGGGATTGGCCTGTCCCCTCGCTACGGGCTGGACTTCGCCTACGTGGATGCGTTTGCGGATGCGGCGGCAGCGGAGTTGGTGGACTTCTACCAGGTTCCCGAGCCGCGACGGTCGCGGTTGCTGGTGAACCTCATTGCTGCGCCCGGTCGCGGGCTGGCCGAGCGCCGGCTTCGCGAGATGTTCAAGGCCAACAAGCTCCAGACGGTCGTGGACTTCACGCTGCCATGATCCCGGTTGCGTCCTACAACCTGCCGTCTCGTGCAAGTCAACGGCTGGTGAACGTCTATCCGCAGCCGATCCCCGGCAAGTCGGGGGTCGAGCTTGTCGGCGCTCCGGGTATTACGCGCCACGTCACCCTGGCGGGCGGCGGGCGGGGCCTGCACGTCATGCGCGGCAAGCTCTACGCAGTGGCCGGAACGGCCCTGTACGACGTGACGGCGGGCGTGGGTGTAAGTCTCGGGACGGTGCCGGGGACGGACGTGCTATCGCTTGCGGACAACGGCACGCAGCTAGTCACGGACACGGGCTACTTGTATGACGGCTCGACGGTGGCGGCGATCACGGACCCGGACAAGGTTCCTTGGGAATCGGTCGATTTCGTAGATACGTATATCACCGCCGTCGAGTCCAACTCCGGGCGCTTTGTCGCCTCTGCGGTCAACGACGCGACGGATTGGAACGGGCTGGATTTCGCCACGGCGGAAGGCTCGCCCGACAACCTCGTCACGCACATCGTAGATCATCGGCAGGTGCTGCTCTTTGGCACCGCGTCAACTGAGATTTGGTATGTCAGCGGGGCTAGCGGATTCGGGTTTGAGCGCCTTGCCGGTGGGTTCATCGAACTCGGCGCCCTCGCCAAGCGCGGCGTGTGCAAGGCCGACAACTCCGTGTTCTGGCTCGCCTCAGACCGCACCATACGCCGCCTGAGCGGGTCTACGCCGGTCAGGGTGTCCCAGCACGGCGTCGAGGAAAAGCTCGCAGAACTGCCTGACGTTGCCTCGTGCGTGGCGTTTTCCTACACGTACCAGGGCCACATCCACGTGGCGTTCAAGTTCCCCACTGCCTGTTTCGTGTTCGACGTGACGACGGGCGAATGGCACGAGCGGGAGTCCTTTGAGGGTTCCACATGGAACATCGTGGACGCGGCAGAACTGAATGGCCGCGTCTACGTGCAGCACACGGATGGTTCTGTGGGGTATCTGTCGGATGCGGTGACGGAGTTCGGGGAAACCCAACTCTATCGCTGGACCTACCAGAACATCTCCGCTCCCCGGAGGCTGTTCCACTCGTCGTTTGAGTTGCTTCTCAAGACGGGCGACGTAGCGGCAAACGTCACGCCCTACGCAGACTTGGAGATGAGCGACGACGGGGGGAATACGTGGCACTTCCTGCCCCGGCGCGAGATTGGGGTACAGGGCGCGTATCGGCAGAAGGTCCGCTGGCACGCGCTTGGCTCGGCGTATGACCGCGTGTATCGCGTGACGATGCACGGGATGCGCCCGTATGTGTCGGATACGGCGCTAGAGGTGTCGTGATGGCCGAGAAGAACTCACTCCGCAGAGCCTACAAAAAGGCCGATGAGTGGATCACGAACGCCCTGATCGGCACGGGCTACGGCATCACGAACCAGTTTGAAGGGCTGTATCAGATGGCCGCGCATCCGGTGCAGACCGCGCAGGGGATTGGGCAGATGGTGTCCCGCCCGCGAGAGATTCCGGGCATGGTCGCCAATGCGCTCGTGGATACGGCGAAGCGTGCGACCTCTGGCCCGATGGGCTTTGGCGAAGTGCTGGGCGAGAACCTTTCGCCGTCCATGTTCCGGCGCAACACGTTGGCGCGGCGTGACATATTCGCTGGGCCGAAAGCCAAGACCGCCGACATTGCTGCGCTGGATCGTGCCAAGCAGATGCTCGCCGAAGGCGCGGACGATGCGCAGGTGTGGCGCGAAACGGGCTGGTGGGTGAATACGCCGGATGGGGTGCCACGCTTTGAGATTGACGATAAGGCGGCTCGTCTCAAAGTCGGAACTGATAAATCCCCGATGAGCGCAGACGAGGCGTACACGTTGCCGGATGTCATAGACCATCCGCAGGCATTGAGCGCCTACGACTTCGGAAAGGTGGACGTGTACCCGGATCAAGGTCGCGGGCCTGGGAAGGGCGCGTATCACGACGACCTAATAGACATCGGAGTTGATGACACGGGGCGACAGGCAAGTCGCGGGGTGTTGCTGCACGAAATGCAGCACAACATTCAAGACATTGAAAACATGGGGCGCGGAGGCGACTCAACAATCATATGGGCGAATACAAAGACGCGCCCCGTGGTTTTGAAAGAGGCGCAGCGCATTTTTGGCGATTGGAAGCCAGCGACCATTGAGGAATTTTGGGGGAACGCTCCAATAGATGCGGACGCGCAAAAGGAATACGCGAAGTATCTAAAGCAGTTCAACTCTAAAGAGTCGAAAGATCAGCGTTGGCTTATTGCCCAACAGTCCGCAGGGAAGGAAGTGTACAAGCGCCTCGCTGGAGAAGTTGAGGCGAGGGCTGTGCAGAAACGTATGTTCTGGCCGGAAGACAAGCGTAGATCGGTTCCGCCGTGGGAATCCTACGACGTTCCGCCAAATGCGCTAATTGTTCGTCGGTAAATGCATCCGAGCTTCGTCCCTAACGCGAAACTCTATGCCGCACTCCATGCATAAAAAATGCAGGAGTGGCGCTTGTTGGATGTTGGTTTCTGTGAAAACGGGGTTATCGGTTCTAACGAGTTTGAATCTTTCCGAGCCGCATTTTTCGCACTTCATGGGGCGATTTTAGCACATGCTGGAACTTGGGATTTTTATGGCTGGCTTTCTGGCTGGTATTTCGATACTGCTGTACGCCGCAGCCATCACGTCCCCGCGAAGGAAGCGTAAATGACCGACGTTCGCAAGGTTCCACTCCCCCGCACGCCAGCGGGACAGGTGAGTTGGGAAGCCCTTGCGCCGTATCTTGAACTGACGTTCCGCGAGATCCTGGCGCGGTTCGACCCGCGCAATCCGCAAAATGATTTCGCCTCAGCGTTCGTGGTTGACTCTGCGGGCGCGGCGACGATTGGCGTAGACGCGAAGGTGGCCGACCAGCGCACGCTGCCCATCGTCAACGCCGGAAACAGACTGAGCGCACAAAGCGCGAACCCGTTGACCTCCGTGGGCTCCCCGACCACGGCAAGCATTACCGTGGCGGCGCATACGGTGCGCTATGGCTTCGGTACGGTGAGTTACAACGGCGGGACCATCTCGGGGCTGACCCCGGCGGTTTCGTACTTTGTCTATGCCGACGATCCTGATTACGAGGGCGGCGCGGTTGCCTACACGGCCACCACGAGCCAGCAGACGGTCGTAGCGTCGAACGGGCGCTATTACGTCGGCGCGATTACCACAGCGATTTCGTCCACCTCCGGGAACATCACGGCGGCGACTTCGGCCAGCCCCATAGCGATCACCTCGGCGGGGCACGGCCTGAGCAACGGCCAGCAGGTGACGTTTTCAGGGATGCCGGGGGACTTCGCGGCATTGAACGGCAACACTTACGTGGTGACGGTGACGGGGCTGGATACCTTTACGGTCGCGGTAAACGGCGCTGCGTTTGCGGCCTACACGACCGGCGGCAGTTGGACGCGGGTATCTACCCCAACGGGCGGGCGTCCCGGCGGTGGGTGGGGCGATTGGACGGAGGTTCCATGACGGTCACGGTGACGAAAACCACCGGCCCCGATGAAGGGGCTTTTTTGTATTTGCGCGGCGAGGTCGCGGGCGTTCCACAGGTCACGAGGATTCGGACTGTGGCGCTCGCGGCGCTTGCCGATGGATCACTGACGGTCGCGGGCGAGAAGGCCGCACTGATCGCAGAAGTTGAACAAGCATTGACCAACTGGCAGGCCGCGCAGGCTGCATTGCAGGAGTTATAAGATGCCCCTTCCTCTTGGTTTGTTGATCGGCGGAAGTGCCGTGCTGGGCGCGGGCGCTTCGATTTACGGGGCCAATCGCGCCGCGAACGCGCAGACGGACGCCAGCCGCGATGCGCTTGAATTGCAGCGCCAGCAGTACAACACGAACCTGCAACTGCTCGAACCGCAGCGAATGCTCGGCTACGGGGCGCTGGCTGACATCGCGCAGATGTACGGCTATGCGCTGCCGGGGTATCAGGGCGTTAACCAGGTGTTGGGCGGCGCGGGCGGGCCGGGAAGCAACGTGCAGGGCATTGGCTCCGCGAGCGGCAATAACTGGTACGACAAGAAGATCCTCGGCATTCCGATCAATCCGCTCAACGCGCTCGGGCTCGGTGGCCGTCGCGATCCGCAGGTATCCGTGCGCGATGGCATGGTTTACTTCGACGGGCGCAAGGACGGCGGCACCCTCTACGGCGGGCACATTAACCCGATTACGGGCGAGGTGTGGGTCGATACGCCGGATGGCGCTCGTGACCCGCGACTGTCGGAGTTGGCTACGCAGGCGCTGCGCAGCGGGCAGATGCCGCAGGGCGGCGAGTGGGGCCGGTTCAACCTCGCCTATAACCAGCTTGCTCGCTCGGGCTGGACGTACAACCCGCAGCAGACGCCGCAGGGCATGGCCGCAAACGGGCTCGGCCCTCGGCCTGCGGGCCAGCCGGGCGATATGTCGCGGTTCTTCGCCTCGCCGGATTACCAGTTTCGCCGGGATGAGGGGCAGCGCGGTATCGGCAACAGCTTTGCCGCGAGGGGCGGGGCTGCGTCAGGGAACGCATTGAGGGCGCTGTCTGAGTTCAACCAGAACCTCGCCTCCGGTGAGTACGGCAACTACATGAACCGTCTTTTCAACATGGCGGGCATGAACCAGACGGCGACGACTCAGGCGATTGGTTCGGGCCAGAACTTCGCGAACCAGGGAGCCGCTGCGACTCAGGCAATGGGCGATGCGCGGGCGAGCGGGATCGTGAGCGGCATCAATGGCGCGGTTAACTCGCTCAATACGGGCATGAGCAATCTGCTGCTGAATCGGTATTTTAGCGGAGCGCAGGCCCCGCCCGCGATGACGACCAATTACGGCCCGTGGGCCTCTGGCTATCGCTTCGGGGGCTAACATGGCAGTTCAAGACTACGGATTCGTTCCGCTCGGTCAGGGCATCGGCAACGCGCTCATGGGCGTAGCGACGTTGAAGCAGCGCGACCGAGCCCTTGCTGCCGATGAGCAGCAGAACGCGCTCATGCAGCAGCGATTTCAGGCGGGGCAGGATGAGCAGACCCGCCTGCGCGAGCAGGAGCAGACGAAGGCGCTCGCCAGCATGATCTATGAAGGCGTGCGGGCCAAAGAGCCGCGAGCCATCGAGGCAAGCATCCAGATTCTCAACAGGGTCGCGCCAATGGACCCGCAGGCGGCGGCGAGCTTCCGGCAGAACCCGGAGCGGCTTGCGCCTGCGCTGGAGCGGGTGTTTGGGATTCAGCCGCAGGAAGCGGCGAAGCCCGACTACCGCACCGTAGGCGGGGCGCTGGTGGAGATCACCGATCAAGGGCCGAAAGAGGTTTACCGGCCCGCGCAGCGTGCGCCACTGCCGCGTCCTTCCTCTGCGCCGGCATCCCCGACCGCCCAGCCTTCTAGCGCACCCGTTAAGCCGCTGCCAACCTCTGCGCTCCGCATCGTTGACGAGGCCAACCAAGCCATTGCAGCCGCGAGCGATTCGCGGGCACTGGTGGATGGCGCTATCGCGATCCTGAAGAACGACGATGTGCAGCTTGGCGCTATCCGAAATATAGAGTCACGGGGACGGAACTTTGCGGGCGTTTCGGACGAAAACTCGCGGGCGTTTGCTAGCATCAAGCAAACGCTGGAAAAGCTGCGGAATAACTACCTTTTGCTTGCCAAGGGCGTTCAGACCGAAGGCGATGCGACGAGGGCGTGGAACTCGGAAATCGGTGAAAGCGTACAGAACGACAACAAACTTGCATTGCAGCAGCTTGAAAAGGCGGGGGGGATGATTGATCGGGCGCTGGCAGCGCAGCAAAAGCGCATTGACACCGTGCAAACGAATTTTGGCAACGCCCCGCAGCCCGACGCAGACCCGATGAGCCAATTTAGCGAGGGTCAAATCGTCAGGCAGGGCGGCAAGCGATACCAGATGATGCGCGGGCGTGACGGCAAACTCATGGCGGTGGAACTCCAATGAGCTTTGACCCTACTCAGCCGTTTGAAGTCGAGGGCAGCGGCTTCGACCCATCCGCGTCGTTTGATGTGGAAGCGCCTGACAATCGCACCGGCCCGTCTAAGCGGTATGTGAACCCGAATCGCGGGAAGTCGGGCGCTCGCCTTGCGGGCGAGGGTGCTCTCAAATTCGCTAATGACATCTCGCTCGGTCGTAGGCAACTAATGGCTGGGCTGGCCGGGATGTTTGGAGTGGAAGGCGCAGAGGACGAGCAGCGCACACTTGAGGGAATTGCGGACGTTCGCAAGCTCGATCCGGTCATGGATACCACGGCTGGGCAACTTGGCTACGCCGGGGCCGCGATGGTTCCGGCAGTGGGCGCAGCGTTCATTCCAGGCGCGAACACGATGACGGGCGCGGGGCTTATTGGCGCGGGCATGGGGTTCATGCAGCCTACCGGCACGACGGACAGCCGCTTCGCTAACACGGTCACCAGCAGTGGCGCGGCGGCGCTCGGGCAGGGCGCATTTAATGCCATTGGGCGCATTGCCCAGCCCGTGCAGAAGGCGCTAACTCCGGCGCAGTCTCGGTCAGTGGCAACGCTTGAAGCAGCTAGGGTGCCGCTCGACGCTGCCCAGCGCACGGGATCTGCTCGGCTTGGCATGGTCAAGTCTGCACTGACTGACAACCCATTTACGGTATCCGGGCAAAGAACGGCGGCACAGGGCCAGAAAAGTGCCTTTAATCGTGCTGTGCTGGAAAAGATCGGGGTAAACGCCGACGTAGCAGACGAGGCTGCGATGGGTGGGGCATATACGCGCATCGGCAAGCAGATTGACGATGTGCTCGGGAAATACTCGGTTGCGCCAACTCCGGCAGAAATTGCTGGCTCCCGCACGATTGCCGCCGATGCTGCGCGGGCGCTTGGAAAGGACAACCAGATTGCTAGAACGCTTTCCGACATCCAAGAGCACATGCGCTCCAACGGCGGGAAGCTGGACGGGCAGTTCTATCAGAAAATCCGGCGGGAGCTGGGTGCGGCTGAAAGGGTTGCGGACGTTTCGCCGCACGCTGCCGCCCTGCGCAACCTCTTGGACAAGTCGTTCCACCGCACGGCGGGGCCGAAGGACTCTGAACTGCTGACCGAGGGATACCGTCAGTGGCGAAATATGCGGATCATCGAAAACGCCGTTGACGAGGCCGGAGACATCTCGCCGGCCAAGCTCGCAAATCAATTCGGGCAGAAAAAGAATCGCTATGCCGGCGTCTACGGGAAAGGCGATAAATCAATCATTGAGTTGGCGCGGCTTGCAAAAGCCGGGAAAAACGTCATTCCAGAGAAGATGCCCAACTCCGGCACAACCCCACGGGCATTAATGCAGATTCTTGCCCCGGCTGCCATTGGTGGCGGATATGGGGCTTATAAGGAAGGAAACTTGACCGGCATCGGCGCATATGCGCTTGGAGGTGCGGCCCTTCCTTTTGCCGCGCAGCGGGCTATCAATTCGCCGGGGCTAGCAAACTACTTGGCGCATGGCATCGGCCAGCCTTTGGTCAGAAGCGCCTTGCTGGCCCCCTCACGGGCAGGGCTTGGCTCTACGGTGCCTGCGTACCTGCTCACTCAGGAATAGCCAAAGGTCCACCAGGAACACTTTTACGAAGGGCGCTAGAAATAGCGCCCAGAACACCTCTTTGCGCATTTTCGGAGTATACCCCGAATGAGCGGATTTGCCTTCTTTCCTCCCCAATTCGTCCTTGTCAATTCATCGGGACGCCCGTATGCCGGGGCGGTGGCCCGGTTCTTTGCAGCGGGCACTTCTACGGGGCTGACCGTCTACACCGACGCCAGCCTCGCCACCCCGCACGGGACCAGCGTTACGGCCAACTCGGCGGGAGTATTCCCCCCGGTTTTCATTGACCCCGAGGGCGGCAACTACAAGGTTTCCTTCTTCACCTCGGCGGGCTCCCTGATCCGCACGGTGGACGACCTCCCGGCCACCTACCCGCTGACCGCAAACCAGGTTGGCGCAGCGATCTACCCGCGCACGGCGGCAGAAACGGCAGCGTCCGTCACTCCCACGAACTACGGTTACAAGCCCGGCGACGTGCGCCGCTACGGAGCCGTGGGCGATGGAACGACCGACGATACGCTGGCGTTTTCCCGTGCGCTGCTGGTCGCCAGTGACGTTTACGTCCCGACGCCTTCCGTTCGCTACCGGCTCACGGATGAGGTCACTGTGCCCGCAAACGGCCAAGTGCGCGGAGACGGGGCCTCCAGCATCATCCGGCAGGAAACGAGAAACAAGAACGTATTCATCCTGTCGGCGGGCTCCCAGGTCATGGACCTTGCGCTCGAAGGTGATAACGCCACGTCAACCGGCGCGACGGCCACCAAGAACAACGGCGTATATGCCAGCGGCGTCGCCCGCGTGCGCGTGGTGCGCTGCCACTTCTCGCGGTTCCAGGGTGCCGGCGTGCAGTTGCGTGATTGCACCGACTATCTGGTGGCGCACAACATTTGCCGCCAGAACCCGTACAGCGCACAGGCGAACGGGTCGCTGAATGGGGACATCGTTGTGTACTCGTTGACTGCCGGCGCTCGCGGCGTCATTGCGCACAACCACTGCCTGTCCAACAACGATTTCGGCATTTACTACGGCGCGAACGGTGCTGACCTTGACACGGTGATTACCGGCAACGTCTGCGTGGCGACCGATGGCACGTCTGAGGTCGCCAGCGGCGGAAGCCGGCGGCACGGGATCATCGCGACCTACGGCGGATCAGCCGGCGGTCGGACCATTGTCGCGAACAACATTGTGCGCAACAGCACGATGACCGGGATCGTGCGGCAAGGCGCGTCTACCCCGACCGGAACGCACATCTTCGCCAATAACCACATCAGTGCAACCGGCTTTCTGAATGACTCGCTGTGCGGCGGGATCTTCCTGAACGTCGGCGCGTCGGGGGATAAGATCGTCGGGAACGTGGTCGAGAATTTCCGGGGCAGTTCCAACCTCGCGAACGCGGGCATTGTGGTCAACAACTCGAAGCCGGGCGTCGAGGTCGTTGGCAACACCATCAAGGACTCTCAGGGCCACGGCGTGCTTGTCATCGGCACGACGAGCGACTGCATTCTGCGCAACAACGTCTATCGCAACAATGCGCTGGCCGATCTCGTCGTCCAGCACACGGGGCAGGACGCAGAGGGCGGCGGGCACAGCATCGACGGCGAGCACTTCACAAAGCTGGTGGCAACCAAGCCGTGCGTTCGCATCGTTGCAGACAACGATACGGCGGCGAGGCCGATCAAGGTCCGCAACTGTCAGGCGCGGGGCGTCGATAAGACGACGACGGGCAGCGGCGAGGCTGCGTTTGTGACCATTGAAGGCTCGACCGTGACGCCGGTCGTGATTGAGGGCAACGAAGCGGACACGTTCTATTACGGGGTCTATTCGTTCGCAAACATCCCCTCCGGTCGGACGTTCGCTCAACTCAAGATCGACCGCAACGTGTTCCGCGAAATGAACACGGCCATTTTCTTGCAGCGCGGATCGACCGCCGACACGGTGGTGGCTTGCGACAATACCTTTATCGGCGTGGCGACGCAGATTTCGGCGGGCTACATCGGAAACCGCGTTGGCGACAAGTTCCTGCTGACCACGACCACGGCTGCGCCCTCGGATGGCACCTGGGCAGTGGGCGATCAGGCATTGAACGCGAGCGCCGCAGTCGGCGCAGCCCGAGGATGGGTCTGCACGACGGCAGGCAATCCCGGCACATGGACCAGCCGAGGCAACCTCTGATAAGGCGCTGCAATAAGAAGACTAACAATGAGGACCGCTCCATTGGACGATCAATTTCACGTTCCTACCAACGCCATCGTCGGCGGGTTCATTACGGCAGCCATCACGGTTTTAGGCTGGATCATCAAAATAGCGGCAAGGGAGACGCTGCGCGGGTTTAAGGACTCTCTCGCGGTCCACACTGCGGCTATTGAGAAACTGACCGAGACGGTGGACGAACACCGCAAGGAACTGGCCGAAGTGCGCGTGGTGCAAGCCGATTTCGCGGCGCGGCTCAAGACCATCGAGCACATGCTCCCGTGAGCCACAAATTTTCGGAACGATCCCTGCGCAACCTGCGCGGGGTTCATCCCGATTTGGTCCGCGTAGTCCATCGTGCGCTTGAGTTATCGCCGCTCGACTTCGTGATAACGGAGGGGCTGCGGACCCGGAAGCGGCAGGAAGAACTTGTAGCGGCGGGCGCAAGCAAGACGATGAACAGCCGCCACCTGACCGGGCACGCGATTGATTTCGCGGTTCTGGTCGGCGGAAAGGTGCGCTGGGATTGGCCCCTGTACCGCAAGGTGGCTGATGCGTTCAAGGAAGCGGGGCGTCAGTTTGGCGTGTCGATTGTCGCCGGAGCTGATTGGGTGAAGTTCAGAGACGGCCCGCATATCGAATTGGACCGCAAGGTGTACACATGAGAAAGCCCGACCCGTTCACGCTCATCCTGATCCTCTGGGCGGCGGTCATTGCGCTGGTGATCCTGGCATGACCCCACTGTCGGGTTACGGCGGCAGGCGCTTTCTGCTGACCGTAGGCTCGGGCCTCGTCTACACGGGACTGCTCATCTTCGACAAGCTCGACTCGACGGCCTACGTCACGCTGCAAGTGGCGACGGTGGCGGTCTACATCGGGGCCAATACCGTCCAGAAGGTGAAGGGGGCCGGCGATGGGTGAAATACGGGAGTTCAAAAAGCCCGAGGAAGTCTGCCTCTACTGCGGTTCGTCGCCGCACAAGACTCCGCTCGCCTGCCCGCGCATCAAGGAACTGATGGTCAGCGAGGAAGGCTACATCTGCGGGATCACGTTCGTAGACGACTACTTCGATGAAGAAGAAAGCGACCCCGCCGCGTAGCTGGCCCGGCGATCCCGAGCCCGAATTCGATGAGGATGAGGACGACGAGGGATTGGACGACCTGCCCGGCATGAAACCCCGGCAACCCCGCCGGCCGCGCGACAAGAAACGTGAAGCGCAAGTTCTCAGACGAGCAACTGCTAGACGCCCTTAAAGCCGCCCGTGGCCTCCGGTCGGAGGCTGCGCGGCGGCTCGGAATCAGCGCACAAGGACTGTTCCGCCACATTGACCGCCTGAAACGCGAAGGGGTCGAGGTTCCCGAATCCAGTTACGACGGAAGCCACGCGAGCATCGCTGGGACTTCGACCCTGTATGACGCGGCGGGAAACGTCAAGCTGAAATGGGTCAAAGAAAGGTCGGGCGAACCGGGGCCGGAGCAGTGGGCCGAAATCGTCCGCGATGTGTTTTCTGGAACGGAGCGCGTTAAACCGATCCCTGCGCCAAGGCAGGGCAACAAAGACCTTCTAACGGTGTACCCGATTGGCGACGCTCACGTTGCAATGTATAGCTGGGCCGAGGAAACGGGCGCGGACTACGACATCAAGATCGCGGAACGGTTGCTCATATCGGCGGCAACGCACCTTGTCGATATTTCACCAGCCAGCGACGAAGCCCTGATCGTGGATGTGGGCGACTTCTTCCACGTTGACAACCTGAAAAACGAAACGAGCCGAAGCGGGCACACGCTCGACGTTGACACTCGGTATGCCGCCATGATTCGGGCAGGCGTCAGGATGCTACGGACGGTCATCGAGCGGGCACTGGAGAAACATCGGCGCGTCCGAGTCATATGCACGCCTGGGAATCATTCGGATATTGGCTCGCTGTGGCTATCGCTGGCGCTCGGCTTGTTGTATGAGCAGAACCCCCGCGTGTCGGTGGATCAGTCTCCGGGGAAGTTCCAATATCACCAGCACGGCAAAGTGCTAATCGGCGTAACGCACGGCGATACAGGCAAGCCGGAAAAACTCGCCGGGGTCATGGCGGCAGATCAGCCGGAAATGTGGGGTAAAACGGCGTTCCGGTACTGGCTCACGGGCCATGTTCACAACCGCAAGGTTCTGGAGCTTCCCGGCGTCATGTGGGAGACATTTCGCACCCTGGCCCCCCGCGATGCATGGGCAAATGCCGCTGGCTACCGGGCGGGGCGCGACATGACGAGCATCGTATTTCACCAAGATTTCGGTGAGGTTGCGCGTCATCGTTTCGACGTGGCTATGCTAGAATAGCGGGGCGCGACGGTGCTGGTAACACCGCACGCACCCCTAACCACCACACCCTAAGAAGGAGGGCATCGTGGCTTCGCAGAAGTGTACCCGTTGCGGCGAAGAAAAGCCGCTTGACTTGTTTGTTAAGAACCGCCTCCAGCCAAACGGGCGGGAGAAGCATTGCAAGCCGTGCAGGAACGCATACCTGCGCCGCTATAACGTTCATTACACGAAAACCAAGTTTGGCTTTTTGATGCGGGCTTACCGCAACATGAAGTCTCGCGTTGAGGGCGTGCAGTGGCGCAAGTCGCACCTGTACTCAGGGAAGCCGCTGCTTCCCAAAGAGCAATTCTACGAGTGGGCGATTACGCACCCGTCTTTCCACGAGCTTTTTGCGGCGTGGGAAGTTTCGGGCTACGCCCGCCAGTACACCCCAAGCGTGGATCGCGTTGATTCATCGCGAGGCTATGAGTTGGACAACATGGAATGGGTCACGCACTCGGAGAACTCCAGGCGCGGGAATGAATCCCGCATTCGTCAGGGTCAGCACATAAGGGGCGCTGCATGAACGAATGGACCAACGAGCGCCGCCGCGAATACCTGCGGTCTGTCGTGAACCGGCTCAACGCTATCAAACTGCTGCACGACGCCGCGCTAAAGGGAACGCTTGCCGATCCCTACGCGGTGAATGATGAGGTGGTGCGGGCGGTCAAGGAACTGGAGGCGGTCATGGGGAGCTTGGAAAACTGATGGCCCTGTTCCTCAAAATCCTATGGGACTACAGAAAAGTGGCCATTTGGACACTGATTGTAGCCGTTGTAGCCCTCACGGGCTGGCGCGTGTCTGAATGGCTGCGGGCTTACAAAGAACTGGATTTCGTCAAGGCGCAGCTTGTCAATGAGCGGGCCTGCGGGGAAGGGTCGGAGTGCGACAAGCGCCAGAAGGCCCTGGAAGCGGCCCACATTGAAACAAACGCGAAGGTGGTCGGAAGCTATGAGGCGGAACTTGCTGCTGTGCGGAATCGCCCTGCTCGGGTTGTCAGGGTGTGCACCGATCCAGGTAACGTGCAAGGTGCCGGCCCCGCCGGAGCCTCTGATGGTGCCGGCCCCGCCGCCGGGGTCGTTTCAGGACCGGCTGGACCGGATATTGGTGGAAGGCTCTACGACCTCGCCCGCGAAGCCGACGAAGTAGCGGCGAGGCTCAGGGCGCTTCAGGAGTGGAATCGGTCACTTGCCGCTGACTGACGATTTGACAGCGCGTGTCACTTTTGCAGCGCCCGTGCGAGCGATTCCTGCAAGTTGAACTGCATCTGGCTCATGGTGTTCGACAGCATCGTGTCGAACGCCCGGACAACGGCCTGCGCGAGTCCGCCAGCAAGCGCCTGATCGAGCGCCCGCTTCACTTCATCGGGGTGAGCGGCGATCCAATCCTGAACGGCCTCTTTCACCTTCGGCTCGACCGCCGCTTTGACGACCTCGACCAGCTCGGGCGGCTGCGTCGTCCGCTGGTAGCCGTAGCCGTCCTTTGTCACGCGCTCGGTGAAGAAGATCCGCTCGATAGCCGACTCGACCAGCTTCTTGATCTCGTCGTCCGTCATCAGCGAGCCGATATCGGCGCGGATCTTCTCGAAAAGCCGCGTCTGGAAGTCCTGACTTACCTGTACTGATGTAGTCATTTGACCCTCTCGTTCGATTTGTCCGCTGCTCTATGTTTGCGCTTGCGCTCGACGTAAGTCCTGACCGCATCCCAATCCTGCGGATGCACCCATAGCTGCCGAAGGACGAATCCAGCAGCCCTCATGCGGCTGCGCTCCTTGCGCTTCCTCTCTGCCGCCAGTCGAGCGACCGCCGATCTATCTTGCTTCACTGTGGAACCTCGTCGCGCACTTCTCGGAGCAGAACGCCGCGACCGGGTGCATGTCCCATTCGTCGGCTGACTTGCACCGCTCCGCGCAGTGGTAGTAGTGCTGCGTGTCATCGTAGGGCAGGAACTTCCCGCAGCCTGGGCATTTGTCCTGATCGCTGCCAGTCTCAGGGTTGACGTTGACTTTGCGTGCTTTCATGTTTCACCTCCACGCATACATGATAGCACAGTGACATGTCACAGTCAAGGGCCAACAGCCTCCGGTTGATCCGCTTTCGGGCAATCCTCGCAGTGCCCGCCGAGCCCGCACTCTCCACCGTCACAGGAAGGATGCGCTGTCCGCTGCGAAGTAGGCGCGAGCAATGTGGCCGGGGGTGTACCCGTTGTCGCACTGACCGTCATCGGCCCGGTAGGTGGCGATCATCCGCAGCAGCGCCTCGCCTTCGCCAGCCGCTCCCGCAGGCGCATTTCCCTCAAGAGGGCGGCGTACAACTCGCGCCAGTTCTTTGCAAACCAAGGGGGCGTCACTTGATGACCCCCTGATCGTAAAGCCGCATCGCCGTCTTGACGCAGAGCAGCAGGAATTCCTCACTGTGCTCCCACCGGGTTTCGCGATCCCGGTTGCCGTCCATGTGTCTGTGGCATTCGGCGCAGAGGTGAGCCATCGCCATGTCGTGCACCTTGCGCCCGAAGCCCCCGCCCAATTCCAGGCGGCGCACCCCGGTGTAGTGCGCACCCACGGTCGTGCCGTCCTGACGCCCGCAGCGGATGCAGGGCTGGTCGCGGGCCGCTTCGCGAAGTTTGCTCATACGTTGCCCTGCCGCCGCGCAGAATTCTGCGATCTCCAGGTCTCGATGGTGTACTGCGCCGCATCCCGTAGCGCCCGGATCGTCTCGGACTCGGCCACGGCGTTTTCCATGTCCTCGAGCGCCTGCTTGTACTGATCGCTCGCGTAAGCCTGCGCCTCGCGTTCACCGATGGACCCCTGGTGCTCGAGCATCACCAGCGACTTGACCCGGCGCAGGTTGTTCTCGGTGTACAGGGCGCGGCCTCGTGCCTGACCGTACTGCTGTGCGGTGTCGCGCAGGTACTCGACGGCAGCTTCGACGCGGTTTTCGCTAATCATGCAGCCCTCTGATTCCGATGCCCGCGATACCCGCGAAGCAGAGCGTTGCGCACCGTCGTAAACGCTACGCCGAAGTCACGAGCGACCGACCGCAGCGATTCGCCGGCCCCTGTCCGTGCCCGCGCTTCAGCGATTTGCGCATCCGTGAGCTTGCGGCGCGTCGGCCAACGCCAGTGCAGGTCATGGTGCCGGCAGTGGCCCTTCAGGTAGCGCGACACGACGCCGTGCGAAGTTTTGAGCACGGCAGCGATCTTCACAGTGGACAGGCCCGATGCGTACTGATGGCGCATCCATTCCACGTCGGCAGGCGTGAAGCGCGGTGGACGGCCTGGAGGGTTCACGCCGCTTCCTCATCGTCACAGTTGCAATAGCGCACCCCGTTGGGGGCGACCCCGCCCTTTCCGCCGCAGTCGGGGCAGCGGTTTTCAATGGCGGCAGTCAACTTGCGCCACACAGCCCGCTCGGCCTCGTAGCTGTCCGGGAAGCTTTCACCCGTCCTGCTGCAACGCCGCCACAGCAACCGCTCAAGGGCTGATGCCTCGTCAATCGTCAGGGTGATCGTTGTCACTGATTCGGCCCCTTGCGCGGGTCCATCGGCCTGTTGTCCCGCACGTATTCCTGGATCGCATCGAAGATCGTGCGCGGGTCCACGTCCATGATAGACAGGATGCCGTCCCACGCATCGAAGCTGCCCGAGTAGCGGAACGGGCCTTCCGGGTCCACGTAGCCCTCGAAAAACTCGGCGGCGTCGAAGTCGTCGCCTACCTCAGCATGATCGTCTAGCCAGTCCCGGCACGCCTTGCGCAGTTCGTCCTTGGTGACGGGCTTGCCGTCATCTACCCAAAGGTCCGTGCTGTCCATGTGTTCGGGAATCTTCATGGGCTCTCCGTAGGGAATCTCATCACCTCTTGCCGCGTCCATTACGCCGCTTCCTTGTTCGCCAGCCGGCGCTTGATCTCGCTGCGGGCCTTGCTGTCGAGCAGCGACCAAACGGCGCGATACAGTTCCTCGTGGTCCTCCTCGGCCTTGAGGTCAGCCGCGACCTGAGAAACGTCGCCATTGGTCAGGGCCTCACGGAAAGCGTCGGCGTAGGCTACGGCCCGGTCGTCCACCTTCACGTCACCGAGCGGGCTGTGTACGCCGATGCCCTTGCCCTGGTTCACGGCGACCGGGGCGGCAGGCTTGCCGCTTGCGGTGTTGGCGTCGTCGTCGTCATCGCCCACCACGCCGCATACGGCCATCAGGGCGTATCGACGGGCGTAGGTGGCGGCAGAGCCGAACCCCTGCGCGTCGGGCTTGCTGGCGGGCATCACGAGCGGCCCGAAGGCGAGGCACTGCCCCGACTCGTGCCAGAGAGTCGTCGTGCAGGCGATTCCCTTGTCGGTCGTGGTCACGTCCTGCGTCATGCTGATCCCGTGGCGGGCCAGCACCGGAACGACGGCGTTGCGGACGCTGGCAAGGCTCGCGAACCGCGACCTGAAGTGCGGGTTTTGCGAGTCGAAGGCCGGATTGGTCATCTCGGCCTGCGCGGCGGCGAGCGCCTTCGCGATTGCTCCGAATTCTCTGAGTTCCATGTCAAGCCTCCCGGCTCAGTTGTTCCATCTCCAAGGCCATCTGGTGCGCCTTGAAGCCCATTGCTTTGCAGACCTTCCGCAGCCGCTCGTTCTGGCGTTCGAGCGATGCCTTCGCCTCGTTTGCCCGCTCCAGCGCATTGCGAGTCGCGGCGAGAGCGGCGAAGCTCCAGCGTTAGGTCGGCCTGCAATGTGTCGCTGGCGATGCTCATTGCCTGATCCCCGCTCGCGTCTTAAACGCTCTCCGAGTGATTCGCCGCTTGGCCTCGGCCACGTGATCCCGCTGCGTAAAGCGGCGCTTACGCGGCTCTACCAGCCGTTCGACGCACGCGGCCCCGACCAGAAACCCGATGCCGATGACTGCAAAGATGAGCAGCAGGGCGATGCCGTCTAGGTCAAACATTGAAAGCCTCCTCGATTATTGCATCGAAGTCGGCCAAACAAACGGCCCACTCGGCGGCCCACGCGGCGGCCCTCGCGGCGGCCCACGAGGCGTCCCACGCGGCGGCCCACGCGGCGGCCCTCGAGGCGTCCCACGCGGCGTCCCACGCGGCGGCCCACGCGGCGTCCCACGCGGCGTCCCACGCGGCGGCCCTCGCGGCGTCCCACGCGGCGGCCCTCCCGGCGGCCCTCGCGGCGGCCCTCCCGGCGGCCCTCGCGGCGGCCCTCGCGGCGTCCATCTTGGACTCGTCTCCGGTTTCCAGATACTCACGGACGGCAGCGGGCGCGTCCCATAAGTGGATCACCGACAACGCGCACTTGCGGGCGTAAGCCCGCAGCAGACCTGTCGCGTCAATGCGCTTGATGATTCGACGGCGACGGCACACGAGCTTGTCGTCTTGCTCACTCACGATGTCATCGCATTCGACAAGGCAGAGAATCGCGCCGGGCGCGTACTGGAGCGCATGCGAAGGCTTGCGCGAGGCGTGCAGTCCTGACTCGCACATGACGGCCGCGCCCTCATGCACCAGCCATTCGCCATCAGGCGGAACGGGCCTGCCATCGCGCAGCGTGTCACCGACGAAGTGCCATGCAAGCTCAGTCATGGATGCAGTCCTCATCAATCGACGCTTCCAGCTCGTCGCTGATGAGCGTTTCCATTTCCGCGATCCAGCGCCCGTCGAGGTCCGCAACCTTGATCGGGTATTCCTGACCGCTGTTCGTCATCAAGCGAACGTGCGTGATGAGGACTTCGGGCGCATCGCCACGGTCCCAATTGAAGCTGTAGTCGAATTCCCAAGTGCAGCCCGCCGGGGCCGCGTCCTCATGCACGAACGGCAGCGAGGACTTGAACTGGAAGCCTCTGGCGGGCTTCGCGCCGATGATGCTGGCGGCTTCGTGGATGCTGAGTGCCATCTTCGTCTCCCAGCCCGTTAATCGGGCATGGGCGTAATGTAGCGCAAAGATTTGGTGAATGCAACAAGTATTTGCAAACACCGCGACAAGACGTTAGCATTGCTGCATGGAGAAAGTACGTGAATGGTTGAGGCTCACCAATAAGACGCCTGCGGACTTGGCTGAAAAGATCGGCGCCAGCGAGAACAGTGTCCGCAACTGGCTTGCCGGGCGAAATACTCCGGGCGGCACGATGTTGCGGAGGCTGCACGAGGCAACGGACATCCCGTTTGAGGATTTAGTCCCGAAGGATCATGCCGCATGAACCAGACGGACTCGATTCGGGCTCACTTAGAATCGGGGCGCGACATCACGCCGCTAGAAGCCCTCGACCTGTACTCGTGTTTCAGATTGGCCGCGAGAATTGACGCGCTTCGCGCCGAAGGGCTGGACATCGAAACGATCATCGAGCGGCGCGGAAAGAAGCGGTACGCACGCTACAGGCTGCGCGGCCCGGTGCAGCGCAGTCTGTTCGCGGGGGTGGCGGTTTGAGTCGCCTGCTGATAGACGAGCCGCCGCTCCAGGTGTTGCCGTCGCTCGCGAAAGCCATCGGGCTAGAAGAGGCCATCGTCCTCCAGCAGATCCATTACCGGATGCGCCTGCGGTCTGCTGACGCGAACGAGTGGGTGCAAATCAGCATAACCACTCTGCTGGAGTGGTGCCCGTTCCTGTCGCGTCGAAGCATGGAGCGCATCACGGCATCCCTCAAGTCTCAGGGGCTAATCGAGGTCGCGCAACGCTCCGGGTTTGACCGCACCAACTGGCTGCGGGTTCGCTACGAAGCCATCGCCGCCATTCCACCAAACGGTGGAATCGATACCGCCAAAACGGTGGTATCTGATACCGCCAATTTGGCGGGTTCCCATACCGCCAATCTGGCGGGTTCTCTAATACAAGAATCTATCTCTAAGAAGAGAGAGAGAGAGGAACCGCGCAAGCGCGGCACTCGCAGGTGCCCCGATAGCTTTGAAGTCACCGACGAGATGCGGGCGTGGGCGGCTAGGGAGTGCCCCGGCGTCAACGTCTTGGCGGCTACAGCCAAGTTCAAGGATCACGAGTTCGCGGTGGCCCGCAGCGATTGGCCCGCGTGCTGGCGCAACTGGATGCGCAAGGAAAAGCCGAGCGAACCAGTGAAGGTCAAGCGCCAGCCGACGCCCGAGGAAATCGAGGCGGCGCGGCTTGCTGCCATAGCGGCGAACAGGGCGGAAATGCGGAGGCTGGGCCAGCAATGACCGAGTGCGTACAGATCGGGTGCGCCACCCTGTATTTGGGCGACTGCCTGGAAATCCTGCCGACGTTGCCGAAGGTGGATGCGGTGGTGACGGACCCGCCGTATGGGATAAATCACGCTCGCGACCGCAACAGCGAGAAAGATGGATGGATTGATTACCCCTGCAGCGGGCGGGACAAGGAGCGCCCAGCCCGCGCCGCATTCGATGTCATGCGAGACGTTTCCGGCCATCAAATCATCTGGGGCGGAAACTATTTTACGGACTACCTGCCGCCGACAATGCAATGGCTGGTGTGGGATAAGGGGCAGCGTGAGTTCTCGCTTGCCGACTGTGAGTTCGCTTGGTCGAGCCAGCGCAAAGCGGCGCGGATATTTGATTACCCGCGAGCATTGGCGCTGAAAGACGGCAAGCAGCACGCCACACAGAAGCCGGTCGCGCTTATGGCTTGGTGTCTTTCGCTTCTGCCGGATGCTAGCACGATCCTCGACCCTTTCATGGGCAGCGGCACCACGGGCGTTGCCTGCGCGAACTTGGGCCGCAAGTTCATCGGCATTGAGATAGAGGAGCGTTATTTCCAAATTGCCTGCGAAAGAATAGACGCGGCTTATCGGCAGCAGAGGCTATTCAGCGACGAGCCCGTCACGCGGCCCGAAGCCTCTG